TGGATTGGAACTTATATGTAAAGTTTCTTTATTTGTAAAGTTAAAGTCTACAACATCGTCAATACCTTCGCCTTTAATGTGTGCTTGGCCATTGAATAATACATCGGCTGCCATAACTTCTTGGGAACGTACCAAATTGTCTTTCAATTCTTGCGTATCTTGCGCCAAGAGTTGGATTGCACGTTCTTCAGGCGTTACAGTGCCTGCAAATGGCTGTTCACCTGCTAAACGAACCTTGATATCATTTTCTGTGATAGGACGTTTTTCTTTCTTTTGTGCAGGTTTATATGTGGTTGTAGTCATGCCTGTGCGTTGAGATAAAGGCGCGGTAGAGTTTGGCGCTACCCAAGGTGTGATAGTTCTGCGACCTTTTACAATGTCAAAAGAAACTGTTTCTGTTAAAAATGTTTTTGTATCTTTGAAAAATAAGTCTTTCAAAAAGGATGGCACATCGGGAGTACGACGAACCACCGCAGCAAGTGTTTTTGGTGCGTAAATATTATCCATGTATCCTCCTTATTAACGGAAATAAATGTTGCGGGCTTCAGCTTTTGCTGTGAAGCCTTCCGCTGTTTTGCCAGAAGCAAATACTAAATTCGCTGTAGCAAATTCACCTGTTACAGCAATTTCGGCTACTACATCGCCTTTCGTAGCATCAATATCAGCTAACGCTACACCGTATACATCTGTATCCGCACGTTTAGCTTTTTTAGAAGTAGCTTCTAATTCTAATACTGTGCCTGCCTTAATTACTGCAGCATCTTGACCGATTGTTACTTTCTTAGTAACGACTGGCATTTGTGCGCCAGCGATTAGAGGTTTGTACTCTAACTTTTGTTCTTCCACGTATGGCATATTGTCTGCCCTCCTTATTTCTTATTGCGTGCTTTCATTACACGATCAACAATTTGCATTGTTTTTTCGGAATCATCGATATCCTCGTCAAGCACTTGACCAGGGACCGTATCAACTTGATTAGATGCATTGTTAGCATCTTGCATTAGTTGTTGTAATTGATTAGTTGGTTGTTCAGGTTGTGGCATATTGAGCAATTCAACAGCTACATCTTGAACAGTAGCGTATGTTTCATATTTTGCGCGATTGATTACCTCTGCGCGTGCTTCGTTATTAATCCCATCAAGAGCTTGTAAACGTGCACGTTCAGCAGCAACACCCGCATTAAATACTTCATCATATACTTCCGCATAATCTGTACGTAACAATTCAGCAGTTACTTCCATTGGCTCCTCTCCTTTCTCTTCATATTTATCAACAGGCAACCCTTTGAGCACATCCATACTCATCGGTAAGCCATTGACAATTAAGTCAGTGCCTTTACGGCATGCAACCATTTGCAAGGATTCATCTACACTTGTGCAGAACCCTTTCTCTAATGCTTCCCTTGCTGTTAACCAAGTTTCATCATCCATCATGGTTGCGATTTCTTCACGAGTTAACCCTGTGCGGGCTTCGTAAATATCGATAAGATTTTCTTTTGTTTTACGTAATGATTCTGCGGCTTTTTCAAAGTCATCTGCTTCACCAAATACATATGAACTAGGATTATGAATCATCATTTCACTACCCAGAGCCATATGAATTTCATCGCCGGCCATTGAAATAATAGAGGCTATGGATGCCGCCAAGCCCTCGATGATAACAGATTTCTTATTTTGTAATGCGCGCAATCTGTTGTAAATAGTAACGCCTGCAGATACTTCGCCGCCTACAGAGTTAACATGTAGAACAATGTCTTGCGATGGATCCAATCCTTGGAGTTGTGATAGTACGTTAGAAACGCCTGTATCCTCGTCCCAATAACTGGCTCCATTCACGACTACGCCGTAAATATCGACGTCAATCGTCTCCGCTTCCTGAATCAGATTTAGCGGAGTTCGAATTTTGAACTGAAATTTGTTGTCCTTGTTCATTCAACAAGCCTCCTTCATCCATAGATTGGTGTTCTCGAATACGTTGTGGTAAGATTTCATTTTCATAAGCCGGATGAGATTTTACAAAGGTTAAATGATTTGGAGATACCAAGGAAGGAATTTAGTTCCGGTCTTATTAAACTACCGAAGATAAAAGAATTTATCACAGAAGATGAGATAGATGAAAATTTAAGGAAAGGAAGCGGTATTTCAGGAGGTAAAAAGCGGATTGCCGACTTTTTTAGAGAAAATCATACACTTTCAGAACAGGCGGAGTTTTTAAAAAATGAGTACGGTACAGGTGGAAGAACTCATGCTTTATCAGGAAATATGGAAAGCAGTGAATGGCATGATGCCAAGGGAATAGGTCTTAAAAAGGGGAACTCTCCGGAAGTTATGCTTAGCTGGAGTCAAGTTGCAGTAAGGATTAAAGACTTAATAAAGAATGATCGATATGAAAATAAGGAAGTTGTGTCCGATGTACAAAAACAGCTAAAACCAAAAGAAGAAAATATAGAAACGGGATATTCAAATCCGGAAAAAGAGGATATAACGGATAAAGAAAATGCTACCGCCATTAATCCGGATATACAAAGGGAAGAAGAAATACTTTTAATTCAGGATGAAAGAGAAATATCTTATGAAGAAGCTGAAAAAATCCATGAGTTACAAATAGAAAGAGAAAAGAGCTTCAGCCCGAAAAATATCTTAAATCAAAATATATTGTATACAGATGAAAATCAAAAGGATTACTGGGTGGTGGAATTTCATGAAAAATCAGGTCTAACAGAAAAAGACTATACAGGTATGATTGTTACAAAGGAGCTTCTTAATGAAATAAAAGAGTTGGATGAAAAAATAAGTATACATAATGAAACTGTAGGCAAAGATAAGTATGGGCAAATGACAGATGAGTGGTTAGGGTATTCAAAGTTTTATTTTGACCATATCGTAGACAGCGAAGTAAAAGAACATTACAGAGTGGATATAGGGGATGGTAATGAAGCAAATGAAAGAGAGTTTGCCTATCTTTATAGAAACACGGCACCAACTCAGGAGATAATAAATGAAGTATATCAAAATACTGCCCATAGTAACAAAGAAAGTGAAATACAAGTTGATTTAGCTGAAGAAGAAAGTGAAAAGGTATTAGAGCTTAAGGCTAAGAATGATATTATATCTGCTCTGACTTTTAAAGAAGAAAAAGAAGCCGGAGGGTATCAGTATAACTCTCAAAATGAAGAATTTATTTTGCTTAAAAAGACTGTAGATGAAGGAAACTTAAAGGCACCGGAGCATATAACGAACAGCATAAACGAGAAAACCGAGTATGAAGCGGAGCTTGTTTTAGATATGAAAAACAGACAGCTAAAGCAAAACCTGAGATACAATGGATATATGCTTAATTTTAATCGTGCAATCGAGTATGAAAGTTATCATGAAATGCTTCAAAACCTCTCTTACTTGCTTGATGATAACCATAGAAATGTACTTCTTACAGGTTATATAAATGAACAGATTAAAAAGGCAAATGAACAAGAAAATGTAAATGAGCCGATTTTTAAAGAAGGTATGCAGGTAAGACATCAAGGAAAGGAATACCTGATTTCAGAAATAAGTGATTATGGAAACTATAAAACAATAAAATTGGATGATAATGAAGAGTATCTTAGCGGCTTTGTTACAGGAAGTGAGATTATTGTATTTAGAAATGAAAACGAACTTGACTTTGAGATACTTTCCACAGAAGAAAAATCACCGGAGAAAAGTGTAGATAAAGAAGATTTACCTGTCTTAAATAAAGAATCTTTAAGTGAAACATTAAAACAAGAAGATGTATATACAGGTAGAGAACATACAAAAAACATTATACCTGCAAATTACAGCATAACAAGAGAAGATGAAGTCTTAGCACCGTCAGAGCGATTAAAAAACAATATTGAAGCAATAAAGGTACTAAAGAGACTTAATAAAGAAAACAGAAATGCAAGTAAAGAAGAGCAGGATATTTTAAGCAAATATGTAGGTTGGGGAGGTCTTTCAGATGTATTTGATGAAGAGCGGGGCGGTCAGTGGCAGGAGGCAAGGGGATTTTTAAAAGAAAACTTATCATTGTCGGAGTATGAGGCTGCCAAAGAAAGTACGCTTAC